ATCTTGCTCTGCTCTAGCCATTTCTTTGCCAAATACAGCTCCATCAATCGTAGACCTTGTGAAACCTTCCCATACGTTCTGATAAGACTCAAAATCCCTATTTCTAAGGCTTTGACGCTCTAAATCCAATACTTCAGGAAACCAAGGGTTATCGTTCCAGTTGACCTTTTGTACTACAGCATTGTCAGGAGGGCTAATTACAAACCGCTTATAGGTTTCATCTGTAGGTAGTTCAGGGTTAAAACTAATCCAAATCTCGCTGTTTTCTTTGCGAATAGTAGGAATCAGAATATCCCATGAGGTAGCTGTTACGTTGTTTGCCTCCTCTACCCAACAGTAATCAATACCTTCAATAGACTTTAAGCCATTAATATTGTTCTTGATACCGGCAAAGATAAACTCTGTGCCGTTTAAGCCTTTAATGCTTGTTTGGGTAATGTTGTAATGCGCTTCTAGCTTCATCTCATAAATTTGGTCTACAAGCAATTTATGTACTGAATCTTTAATTGAAGTCTGGAACTCACGAGCACATAAGATTCTTAGGGTACTTTCTACGCCTTTGCATAGTAATGCTCTAGCTATTGAATGGGACTTTCCTGCACCACGACCACCATACAGTACACGATAACGACTATTTTTAGGTTCAAATAAGCATTTTAGCTTGGCAGGAAAAGAAGGCCAGACTATGCCATTGTCATCAAGTTTCGTTTGCATTGCCATCAACAAAAGTTATTGCTATGCCTTTAACTAGCTCTGCTCCATCTGGCCCACTAATCTCTGTAGCTTGTATTGCCTTACCTTCAACTCTATCCATAATGATACTCAAAGCAGCAAGGCTTCCTCCTTCAGCTTCTTTAAATATTCCCTCAATAATTTTTTCCATCTTCTTAGGGTTAGCAAGAATAAATCGTTTCATCTGTTCAGTAAACGGCTTCTTCTTAGCATTTTGGTTTCCCTTCATGCTTTCAGAGATTTTAGCCTTTGATTCTTCTGTGTGAGCTTCTAAGGTCATGATTATCTTAGCCTTTTTCTATCAAAAATAGTTTTTCGATAGTTTAATGCTATCACTCATTAGCCATACTGTCAGAATTAGCTTCAGCTTGGTTCACATCAGCTTGGACTGTAGGGCTATTGAGCATATTAGTCCATTGGTCTTGTAACTCTTGAGGTACGCCAGGTTGCAAAATAATAGCGTTCATATCAGCTTCAATTTGTTCTGTAGATTGTGGCAATGGATACGGAACGTAGATATTAGGTGTCATGCTACGTTATCTTCTTGTGTTACTTCAGGAGGCGTTTCTACCGCAGTAGGGATTTGTGGCGTTGCAATAGCTTTAATGCCATCTATTAGGGGTTGAGCATATACATAAGGAATCTTGCTCAATTCTTGCAATAAGCCGTTTACTTGGTCTACAGTAAATGTAATATTCATTTTTTAGCTTTCTTTTTGGCTTCACGTTGTACGCTTAATGCGATAGCAACTGCTTGTTTAGGTGGTTTTCCAGCTTTAATCTCTGTTTTGATATTAACTGGAACTGCTTTTTTACTTGCGCTTTTCTTTAGTGGCATGGTATTGCTCCTAGTTGTAGCCTTTTTAAGGGCTGGTTTGCGTTTAATACCTTCTTGAAATATTCTTTCTCGTTCAGCAAGTTTTTCATCTTCATTGCTAAATTTAGCCCATGAAGTAATGATTTCAGTAGCAGTCATAGATTTTGACTTCCAAGGCCAGCATTTTTTAAAGAATTTAAGCATTTACATCCTCCTGAAAACAAATATCCTGCCAAGACATTACAAGGTATTTAACCCCATCTTCAACATAAGGGAAGTATTTTAGATATTCTTCGCCAGTATCATCGTTCATAGTTCCGAATCTGACTCTAGCTCCGACTTCTATAGGCATATCTTCTCTGCGACCATTAGGCAATTTCTTGCCAGGACCTACAGCGATGACAGTTCCCATATTTTCCACTTCTTTGTTGTCAACATAAATAATGCTAGAAAGCTCTCGCACATCAGGTTTAACTACAATTTTGTCTAGCAATGGCTTTAATTTCATGGTTTTCTTGGCCTTCCTGGTTTCTTTTTTGGTTGTTCTTCGCTAAAAGTAACAGTCAATCCAGAGGTGATGGCCTCAATTACATGGTTTTTAGGGTAATCCCACTCTCCACACCAGTCTTCAGTCGATTTATTAACAGAAGTAGGGAACCTTTTACAGATTCCCATTCTTTCACCAACAGAAAAAAATCGACAAGTATTACAGGTGTCTTTATTCTCTATTACAGCCATCTAGTTCTCCGATTACTATTTGGTTAGAAAACCCTGTAAGCCTTCACTTATGGGGTTTTCGCTTTTCTATTTAGTTCTTTTTCTCATACTTATCTTCCATCGCATAAGTTGTGCGCTTATGGTCATAACATACACCGGCTGTACGACCAGTATTGAACTCTTTATCAGAGCCAATAGCATCTTCTTTGCCCATCGCTACACCGCCACGATGAGATTTTTCCATACGCTCACCAGACATATCTGCCTTGCTTGCGCCTTTAGGAACTACTACGCCTTTAGCAGGAATACCTGCTGTACTATTTGGGTTTGTCATCTTATTACCTTTTTCGAAAAAGTCTGCAAAAGTGCAGTTCTTTGATTTTATTTACTTACTGTTCAATGTCAAGCATTTTAATCAAGCGTATAGCGCCTTCAACAGAATCTATCCTATTAATTGCGCCACCCCTCCAATTACCAATAAATTTAAGCTGTGGCTCAGTAAAAGTAGCTTTATTAGATGATTTAACCTCTACCATTACCATTTTGCCTTTATAGCCAATCGCTAAATCTGGGCATCCTTGACCAACTCTAGATAAATCAATAACACTAGCTCCTAATGCAATAAATGTATGAACTATGCTTTTTTGATTATGGTCTACTCTTTTTTTATAATGCGTCATTTAGCAATTCTTGTGTTTTTTCTATTAATTCTTCAGGGCTTATTCCCCAATAAGATGTAAATCCTTTAGCCCCAAGTGAGTGATAACTGGAATCTCCAAGTCGATGGTGGTAAGAGCACAAGGGGATGACAGGCGCAAGATTTCTTTTCCCACCATATCGTCTGACATGGTGCATTTCCACTTCGGTGTCGGTGTCGGTAATTCCTTGTTGCCTGCACAATATGCAGCCCAATCTTGCCAGCTTTGCATATACGTCTTTCTCGGCCTTAGTTGCCATCTGCCATCTCATACCAGTTTTTATAAAATTCTTTAAGCATTGCAAAATTACTACCGGCTAAAGTGCAAGAACCATCTTGATTTACTAAATAATACTTATGAATGGTTGTTTCATCGTCTGTATCGCCATAAATAATTAAAACGATGAAATTTGGCAATTTAGCCAATGCTTTGATTAAATACTCTTGACCTTTACTTACTGCTTCGCCAGGTCTTTTCCATTCCATTACCAAGAATTGACCTTTACGTTCACATATTCCATCTACGTTAGAAGGTACAAAATTAGGGTTTTCAGCAATTAAGCCTTTAAAATCGCAATAATCTGTATGCGTTGCAAATATATTACGCATTAGCATGAGCTATATCCTCTAGTTTTAATGCCATTTCTACTAAATCATTGGCAATTTGATAAGCCTTTGCTTTATCTTGTTGAATAGAAGCCTTGTAATAATCATCTAAAAGGCGTTTTGCTGCTAAAAAAGGTAGGCTAAAGTCTTTCATTTACATATTCCCCTGTCTGCGATTAGAAGATAAAGTGCGCCAAATATCAATAATTCGTATTTCATGATTTCTTTGATTGTCGATTAATTTAAAATCTTTAAAAGCTTGAATATGGTCTAAAACTGCCTGATTGTATTTAAGGCTCGCCTTGGCTTTTGATTCCCTTTCGGCTACTGTGCCATCTGCCAACAAAAATTCATGCGCCTGAGCCTGTTTAATGCCTTCCTCAAGCCTTTTTACCTCACCACCTAGGTCTGCATGACTTTTATCTGTATCAGAAAGAAAAATCAAAGCTTCTTCTACCCTATTTTCTGTTAATTGTTCAAGATTCATTCGCCTCTCCCTTTATAACTAATCTTTTCTAAATAATGATTGCCTACATCCATTGCTTTAGGCATAGGCATACCATCTTCATCGTTTACAAAAGTACGTTTGTCTAGCTCTGCCATAATATTTCTTCGAGTTTTAAGCAAATTTTTAGGAATATGCAATTCC